TCTGGGAAAACTGCAGTAAAAAGCAAAGAAGAAATTCCTGCATTTACTAGAAGTCCTGTAGGCATAAAGACGCCTTTAAGATTAAATGATAATAATTTATTTGCGATGCATTATGATAATGCAGATCAAATTCATGATAACCTTAGAAACTTGTTGTTGACAAATTGGGGTGAAAGACTAGGCTTTTATTATTTTGGCGCAAATCTTAGAGATTTAACGTCTGAGTTATCTTCTTTGGATGCCTTTGATGGCGAAGCGATACAAAGAATAAAAGATTCAGTTTCGACGTGGATGCCTTTCGTATCGCTTAAAGATTTCTCTTCAAGATTTGATAGAGAAGAAAACGAAAATGTTGGAATATTAAAAATCGCAATAACTTATAATGTTCCACAACTAAAAATTGAAAATAGAGCACTTCAAATATCATTACATGTAATATAGATCTAAAATGGCAAAGACAGCGTTAAAACAGTTTAGAAACAGAAGTTATCTTGCAAAAGATTTCGATTCTTTGCGAGCAAATTTGCTTCAATACGCCCGCCTCTATTATCCTGACAAGATACAAGATTTTTCTGAGTCTTCATTGGGAGGAATGTTTTTAGACATGGCTGCCTATACCGGCGATGTCATGTCGTTTTATCTTGATCATCAATACAACGAGTTAGATTCTGACACAGCAATAGAGACCAGCAACATCGAAAGATTGATTAGATCAGCTGGTGTTCCTATATCTGGTGCTGCACCAGCGACTGTTGATGTAACTTTTTTTATAGAAGTTCCAGCCGCGGCTGTTGATGGGAAATACGTACCTTTGTCTTCTTCTCTTCCTGTTGTCAAAGCAAATTCAATTTTTACTTCTACTTCAGGAATAAATTTTTCGTTATTAGCAGATGTAGACTTTGCTAGCAAAACCTCAAATGGAAGCTATGTCGCTGAGATAAAAGTAGGAAAAATATCCCAATCTGGAAATCCAGTAACATTTACCATGGCTATTGATGGCAAATGCATTTCTGGTTATGAAACATCAGAAACGTTTGGACTAGGATCTTTCGTAGCTTTTAAATCTATAACTCTTTCTCAAAACAACATTACGGACATACTTTCAGTTAGCGATAGCTTGGGGAACTCATACTATGAAGTTAGTACTTTATCAGATGATGTCGTGTATAAAAACGTTTTAAACACGGCGCACGATTCAAATGATATTTCTGAAGCTTTGAAAGTAGTCCCAGCTCCTTATAGATTCGTTACAGTTGTCGATTTAGCCTCTAGATCAACAACGATGATACTTGGAGGTGGAGATGATAACAATATAGATGATGACGCAGTCCCAGATCCTTCTGAGTTTGCTATATCATTCCCGTATTCAAAAACATTTTCAAGAACTTCTATTAATCCATTGAAGATGTTAAACACTAGAACATTAGGTGTGTATTCCCCAAACACACAGCTGTCCGTAACTTATCGTTACGGCGGCGGACTAAACCACAACGTTCCGGCAAGGTCTATAACTAATATAAATCAGGTTTCTCTTGAGTTTCCTTTGAATCCAAGATTAGAAATAATCAATTCGGTAAGAGGAAGTATGGGAGTAATCAACAAATCGCAAGCTGCGGGTGGAGAAGACGCTCCAACGATTGATGAACTTAAGTCTTTAATTCCTTCGTCTCGCAACGCGCAGGAAAGAATCGTAACAAAAGAAGATTTACTAGCAAGAATATACTCTTTGCCTGCAAACTTTGGACGTGTCTTTAGAGCTGCAGTGAGAGCAAATAAAAACAATCCATTGTCAACTCAACTACACATTATTTGCAGAACGCCTGATTCAAGATTGATCCCAGCCCCAGATACTCTCAAGGAAAACATAAGAAAATATTTGAATCCTTATCGATTGATTACAGACGCTATCGATATTTTGGATGCATCTGTAGTCAATTTATCTTTTCAATTTGATATTGTGATTGATCCTGCTTTAAATCAGCAAACTGTTCTTCAAACAATTTTGAGTAAGTTAATTGAACAGTTTAATACTACAAAATTTTCAATTGATCAACCGATCGTCCTATCAGATATTCAAAATCTAATTTTTAACACTCCAGGAGTTCTATCAATTATCAATATTGAATTCAAAAACTTGAATGGAGAAACGAACGGAAGAACGTATAGCAACTTCAATTATGATGTGAAGAGCAATCTTAGAAAAGGAATGTTATACCCACCAGAAGGCGGGATATTTGAATTTAAATATCCAGAGTTTGATATCATAGGAAGGACAGCTTTGTAACATGTACAAGGTTTTAGAAGCCGATAAAGACGCGTATATAACTAATCGATTCATCAAAATCGCTAGTTCGGGTTCATTTAGAACTGGATCGAACGTTGGTGCAGCTGGATCATTGGACCTTTTCAAACTATTTGGAACTACATTCTCTTCAAATGATGTTGCTAACTTGGAGTTAAGCAGGTTATTGGTACATTTTAACCTACAGCCCCTTAAAGACTTAATCTCCGCTGGAAAAATCAACGTTAATAGCAACAGTTTTAATTGCTATCTTAAATTATTTGATGTGTACGGTGGACAAACAACACCTTCAAATTTTGATATTTCTTTATATCCTCTTTCTAAATCATTTGACGAAGGAAGCGGAAGAGACGTTGTTTATTATTCTGATTATGATGCTTGCAACTTTGCATCAGCATCCATCAACGACCCTTGGATATCTTTAGGTGCAAATGGCGGAGGTTCTGCAGAAGTAATTTGTGATTATATCACTTCTTCTGCTCAAATAATTGGAACAAACTTAGAGGTTAATCAACATTTTAATACCGGTGAAGAAGATCTAAATGTTGACGTAACGACTATAGTTTCTGCAACATTAGCTGGTATATTACCTGATAGTGGATACAGGATTTCATTCAATAATTCTCAAGAAAGTGATCAATATTCATATTTCGTAAAAAGGTTTGCAAGCAAGTCTGCTTATAATGAGGCAAAGCACCCAAGATTAATCGTAAAATATAACGATTCAATTCAAGACGACTCGCAAAATCTAAGATTCGATGCTCAATCAAGCATTTTTATTAGAAATTATCTTTTTGATGAACCGTCAAATATCTTAAGCGGATCTTCTTTGTCACAAGTAGTGGGATCAAATTGTTTACTACTGAAATTGACAACTATTTTGTCAAACGGATCAGGTACTTACGATATTTTCTTTACCGGGTCACAACATTATGATGGGTTAAATTACACTACAGGATTGTACTCAGCATCATTTATAATCCCTCAATCAAACGTCTTGCTAAAAAACGAGTTGATGAAATCTGGGTCGGTGGTCTTTACCCCGATATGGGCTTCTTTAGATAATACAGTAGGATACTTGACAGGAAGCAAACTCATAGTCTATCCGCCCCAAATTTCTAGCAAAACAATAGATTTTAAAAATTATGTCGTTACAACATCTGGATTACAGGAATTGCATAGATCAGATGAAAATGTATTTGTTCGTTTAAACATATTCGACCATACTTCTCCATTAATAAAGCTGGTAAAAAAACCTATAGAATTGGCTTCATTAGTTTTACGTAAAGCGTATTATCAGGTTAGAGATGTTTCTACAAATGAAATTATAATACCGTTTGATGAAACATATTCTTCCACAAGAATAAGCAGCGACTCAGATGGAATGTATTTTAATTTGGATATTTCAAACTTAACGAAAGAAAGAAGCTATACAATTGATATAATGTTAGTCATGGGTGGTACTAAAAAGGTTTTTAAATCAGTTTCTAATGTATTTAAAGTGAGCGATACCCAGGTTAACTAAAGATGGCAAGTTATAAGGCGTCCCAGTACATTCCGTCTTTTTTAAGAGCGGCAAATCAAGGTGGAAGATCCATCTCATTAACGTTTGCAGAAATTTCTGGTTCAAATTTTCAAAATGAAAATTCATTCGCATATGATCCAGATGGCGTTGGATTAAAATCAACTCAACAGCTTAATGTTGATTGGTCGAAGTTTGAGAATCACACATTCTTCATGTCTGCAGAAGCTAAAGTTAACTTGGCGTTTGAACAGATCATCAACGGATATCCATTTGACGGAACGAGGAAAGAAATAGAAGATTTCTTTACAAGTCTAACTGGGTTCGATAAATGGTTGTTCGATAGATTTCCAAAGTATCACGGCCAGCTCCATTTCTCCGGAACACAAACATCTGAAACTTCCCCAGCATTTGGAACATATATCATCGCAAAAGATATTCCTGGTTCCTTATTTCCTTCCTTAAGCCCGAACGCTACAGCTGATTCTTCCATTTTAACCCCTAAAAATGGAAAATCATTGAGCATAGAAATGCAATTAAAAATTCCTGAAATTGCAACTAATGGAACACAGATCGTTATTCAGAAAATTAATCCTAATGACAACCATGGGTTTTCTATAAGGCTTAACCCGACCGTTTCAACTTCTAAAGTTCAAGCACAGTTTGACGTATTCTCTGGATCTTTTAATATGTCTGTTTCTAAGGACATAGATAAAGGAAAATTTAATCATTTATGTTTTACGCTTGATAGAGATTCAAAGTTTCATAATCTTAAATTTTATAACAATGAATCCTTAGAAGCACAAACATCAAGTAAGGTTCAAATAGGCGATTTAAACATAGATTATGCAGATCTTTTAATAGGAAGTGGATCGCAATATTCAGTTAATGGTTCTACAATCACACCTTTGCAGACGTTATCAGGAAGTATGGATGAATTGAGGATTTTTCATTCGATTCGATCGATCGGACAACAGTCTTCATATGCAAAAAAATCAATTTATGCTTCTTCTGATTTAAAGCTCTATTATAAATTTAATGAACCGCCGCCTCCATTATCTCCAATCATTAATGATGTAATAAATGCAATAGTTCTTGATAGCTCTGGCAACTCGTTGCATTCTTATATAACGAATTTTACAGGCAGTTTAAGAGAAAATGCAGCATTGGATGTTACAAGTAATTTAACTTATGAAAGAGACAGTTTGTCTCCTATTTTGTTTCCTTCACAAACAGATGTCATAAACTTAAACGTAGAGTTATTGACTAGCGGATCAAGTTATGACGAAGTTAATCCAAACTTAATAACCAGATTAATTCCTAGACATTATCTATTAGAGGGAGCAGCAGACGAAGGTTTCAGCGAAGCAGAAGAAAATAATGGTTCGCAGTATGGTGGTACTGGCATACCAGGCCAAGGCGAATTAAACAATGTTCAAGTAATGTTATCACTTCTATACATTTGGGCAAAATTCTTTGATGAAATCAAATTATTTTTGGACGTGTTCAATACCCTAAAGACAGTCGATTACGACTTGAATAAAAGTATTCCGAACAATTTGTTATCTGATCTAGCAAAACATTATGGGTTTTTCTTACCTCCCCTTTTTACTTCCTCTAATTTAGAGCAGTATGTATTGGCAGAAAACATAGATCCTTTAATAAAAGGAAATGAAAGTTTATCTCTTCGATCTGTTCAACATGAACTGTTAAGAAGAGTGTTAATAAATCTTCCTACGGTAATTCGTTCAAAGGGAACCCAACATAGCATAAAAGCTTTTTTGAGGTCTTTAGGCATAGAACCAGATGCAAGCATGAGGTTCAGAGAATATGGCGGACCCACATACCGACAATTAAAAAATGCTAGAGAATCTAAATCAGATGTAACTGCAATTGTTAATTTTTCTACATCATCATTAGTCATTTCTCCTTTCTTATCTGCTTCAAGAACAGAAGTTGGATTTCCACAGCCTGAAGGGGTTTTTGTTAATAAAAAGACATATGATCCTCATGGCATATCAAATTCAGAAAATGATGGATTGTTTACTTCAGGTTCTTGGACGTTTGAGTCAAGCTACAAATATAACCCTACTACCTCTACGATTACTTCGGCTACACAAAGCTTAGCCAGGTTATGTGTTACAGGTTCAGGAATTCAAAATCCCGGCCTTGTTGCAAATCTAGTCGGGTATTATGATGAAAAAGCTACCAAAGTTACTCTGTTTTTAAGACCGGGAAACGATTCTCTTGCACCAGTACTAAGCATGTCTTTGGGATTGCCAAAGAATGCAATATTCGGAGGAGACATTTGGAACGTATCATTCGGGTGTGATAGAAATGATGCAATTGGGTCCACCGTCTCATCATCATACTTCTTAAGGGCCGGCGTTCAAAATGAAGGTAACGTCGATTATATTACAACAACTTCAAATTATTTTTATGAGTTGACAGGTTCATCTTCATCTGCTCTTAATTCAAACGTACTAAGAAGACTTGATAAAACACATAACACTAACGTATCAGGAACGTTTATAACTTTAGGATCAAACCAAATTATACCTGTAGGAACAACTTCTGCATATAGGTTCTTAAATAACTCTACGTCCGTTCAAGATTCAGCCGCTCGAACGACTACATTCGATGGTAGAGCATTAAAATTAAGATTCTGGTCTAAAGCGTTGTCTGAAACTGAGTGGATTGAACATATTCGAAATTATCAATCCTTAGGAGTATCTGATCCGACAAAAAACTATAACTACGAAGCTGTAGCGACAGGGTCTTTCGAAAAATTAAGATTAGATTCTTTAACAAAACAAGAAATAAAATTAGCTTCTACCGATGGAAGCATCACGTTTTTAGATTTTAGTGAAAATGGAATGCATTTAATCGGTAGAGGGTTCCCGACTGACCATAATTGCATATTGCCAGAAATCATACGCTATTCTCACTTATCTCCTTATTTTGATGAAGCAATAACAAATGAAAAAATTCGTGTAAGAAGTTACCAAAGCGAAGACTTGATAAATCAAAATCGATGGGCATCAAAAACGCCAGTTTACGAAATTGTAAGATCAGAATCGCCACAAGACGACGTAAGATTTTCAATAGATTTCTCATTGGTAGATGCGTTAAACAAAGACATAATCAACATGTTTTCTACTTTTGATTCTATTGAAAACTTCATTGGAAGACCGGAACTGGCATTCTCTCCAGATTATCCTGATCTAGAAAAGTTGAGAAACGTCTATTTCAATAGGTTAAAGAGTAAGTTAAATTTTAAGGCATTCTTAGAATTTTATAGCTGGTTTGATAATTCAATCAGTACATTCATCGAACAACTATTGCCAAGAAAAACAGTTTTCAAAGGATCAAACTTTGTTATTGAATCTCATATGTTAGAAAGACACAAGCATGAATATTATTTCACACAAATGTATTTGAGCCAGGACAGAAAACGACAAGATCAAATATTTGATGTTAAATTGGGAACATGAATTCTCATAGAAAAATACAATGAACAGCGTATTTAACAGAGCATCTCAGCTATTAACCCCTAAAAAAAATGAAGTATTCTTTTATGGTTTTTTACCTAAAGTTAGTAAAGAATATTTTGACGATGGCCCAGGCGCAGATAAAGATGAAAAGGTAAAGCCCAGTAACGTTGATCAATACGCGTTTACTGGATCAATTAATACGTCCTTAATTGATGGATTTCGTCAAGGCGTAGAGTTAACAAGAATAAAACATTTCTTTGCAGGAAACTCGCCAAGAATCCACGCAGGAGAACCTGGCCACGTTCTTAGAAAAAACTTTTACGGTGCGGATAGAAACTTCTTAAAGGAAAACTATTATCAAGAACTGGACTATTATGATCCAGTCGAATATCTTCTGTCTCATGAAACTATTACCTATCCGATTATCACTCACGATAGTGATGAAACTGAAAACTATAATTTTAATGGTGTAATCGAACCACTCACGATCCGTGCCGTAGCAGCGCTGTTCAGCATAGACGTTCCATTTGAAGCTCACTCGATAAAAGGGCTCATGATGAATGGAAATACAGATATTACGATGTCGACAAGCAGAATTTTAACCGTCGACGATAAAAATACAAAAGATAAAATCCCACCGTGGATGGATCTTATTGACATGGTTGGAACCGTGAAAAAGATTCCAACGATGATGTTCTTCAATGATGATAAAACATACCTAGATCCTTTTAATGATATCTCAACCAAGATACAATTATCAACAAATTTGTCAATTGATATGAATAGCGCTGTTTTAAAAATGAGCCCATCGACGGAAGAATATGTTTCTGAAGGAAAAATATCAGCAACTTGCGGATGGACTTATGATGACGCATGGTCTAAAGGCACTGATTCAATAGCGTTCGGAGGCTTCGCTCACTGATGCCTACACCAAAATCTTTACGAGCTGCGCCTGATAGAACGTTTGAAAACTATATTCTTACGTTGACAGTAGATCAACAAACGGGATTAACAAAAGTTCCACAAGCAAAATTTTCTCAAGTTTCAGGAAATGCAGGAAAGTCAGGGTTGTCAGGCGGATTAAGTGGTGATACCCCTATTGGATTTGAGTTTCTTTTTGATGGAATTCGCTATTCTAGCTTTAACGTTTCAGTAGACGGGTGGTTGGTTTTAGTAGATCCTACAACGACATTTTCTGTTAGTGACGTGCTAGACGGCGGTTTACCATACGAAAATGGATCAATTAAATCATCTTTTTTGGCCAATCATTCATTCTTTGCCGTATGGTGGGATAATTTAACAAACACTAGTGATGATTCAACGTTAGGAACAGATTTATATAATCGTGGATTATCGCCAGTTAATCCTAGAATCAATCCACGAAAGTTTGCAATCCAATATTGCAATGATACTTGCCCAGAAGGCAGAAGGCTAATCGTAAGATGGCACTCTATTAACTCTGGTACAACAAATACCAGATTAGAATTTGAAGCTGTTTTATACGAAAATGGAAAAATTGAATTTAAATATTCTCCAAAAAATCAATTAAGCGTCGGGTCCGTTCCTGCTGGGCAAGGAGCCACAATAGGCATTTTTATGCCGAACGGAACATGGCGATTTAGAGATTTTTCTTATGAATTAGATTATCAACAGAACCAGAGATCAAAATATAAATTTGGAGGCACTGTTTCTGGATCTTATGTTGATACAACAACGATTTATACAGTCCCATATTCAGTCAATTTAACAACTGAAGATTATTGGCCGGGACAGGCTACGTCCGGCGCAATTTTTACTTTTCAACCTCCTCTCAACAGAAGAAAAGTTTTGCCGCGACAAACTCTTAGAGAAAGAGATTCAAGGCTAACACTTCCTACAGTTGCAAGAACAGGAGATTCTAGATCAGGAAATTCCAGCATCATATTTGATGATAAAAAATCGATAGTTTACAGATCTTCAGGGCTTGTCGTGAATTATCCTTCAACGTTGCCAAGATTCTATGCCCCCGAAACTTTTGGGGTAACAGAAAATCAAGATCTATTTTCAGGAGAGTTTGTAGTAACCGGTGGCATATCAAAATCTAACGTACAGGATTATCTAGAAGACAATAAAAAAAGCTATATTTCTCCATTCACGGAAAATAAGCTATTTGAAAATGACCCAGGATCTGATACAGATCAATTTTTTACAGTTGGATCTAGCGTTCAAGATGTAGGAGAAGGATTTAATCAGTCTCTTAAATCAAAAACGCAGATCAGATTATCTTTCAGAGTTGATCATAAAACAACAATGTTTGGTGCTTCTTCGAGTGTATACTATTTTAATTCAAGAACGTCAAGATGGCAATACCCAACATCATCATTTGCTGGTGGACAATTTGATATTGCAGACCCATATGGAGATGCCCTTAATCTTATAGAGGTTGATAGAGGATTTAACGCATTCGGATTTAATTTAGCTTCAGGATCTAGCAATAGATTAGTAGCGCCGTATAGCACTGATGCAAGCATTGGAAGCGGATGGAATAGGCAAAATGAAACTCAAGCTATAATAAAGAGATATGATAAAAGTCTTCAAATAGACCAGCGATATTCTGCTACGCAAGATGAATCTTTTACGATACCAATTCAACAACCTTTTTTATTGGAAAAAGCAGTCATTGAATTACCACTAGAGGCTGGACCTGGATGGTTCAACGATAAAACAAAATGTTTTATACCAATTACGATTGATTCCCCAAACCCACCAGGAGAAGACTCAAGAGCTTTTGACGTAGGAGGACCAGGGTTAACTGTTGCTCTATACAATCAAGTATCCGTAGGTCCTAATAAAACAAAAAGAGACTTAGTTTTATCTGGAACAATTACTCATCAATTAGATGACGTCGCAGAAATTTCATATTCAAATTCCCCTGATGTTTCAGGCGTAAACTGGCCTACAGACAGTGGAGGATACGCTTGGCAAATTGTTCCTCAAGGTTTTCGAGCTTATGCAACTCCTTCAGCAATAGTCAATGGCACATTTGATGGGTCAAAATACTCTTTTACAGGATCTATCGCTTTAAAATGCCAAGCGCAGATATCAAATGGCGTTTTATCAAGAGATGCATTTTATATAACGCAAGCGTATACTGACACAGGGGGAGGATCTTCTCCAAGTGATGCAGTTAATGCTTTGGAATTATTGTTTAGTTCTTCAGCATGGCCAATTGCAGATCGTGGCACTGGGTTTGAAGATTTTGGTGCTAGTCCTGGATTTAGAGTTAGATCAATTGTTTCTGTAAATAATTTTGGTAGAGGGTGCTCTGGATTTGAACCTTCAGGAAGATCTATACTTGGAAAAGAATACTCCACTACACAAGGAATCTCAACAAGATTTTATGATAATCCTTTCTATCTTTATCAAGGACAAAGTACTTTACAAAATTTGAAAAATATAGCTAACGGTGTACCTGATGCGGTGTTTTATGCGTCATCATTAATTTCAAGACAAAAATCTTTTGCATCTCCTTATCTTGTTTTGCCTGGAGATAGATTAGTACTTTCAGTTTCAAAATCCAGACCTGTCTTTTTTTCAACTGAAATATCAAGGCCTTATACTTCTGGATCGATTCAACATGATATTAAGCTGACGACAGGAAGCATTAACATCACATTATACGGAAGTTTAGTATCTAACGGACGAGAGTTCCATGATACTTTAAATCAGCCTTTAGCGTCTGACGCAGTTCATGAAGTTGTTATTGGAGAAACGAAGACATGGTAGCCGTTCTTGATCAATACGAAGTAGAATATAAGGAAACTTATACTTCTGGAACCTATGACCAAGTTGTCATGGGAAAAATGTTTTATCAGATCACCGATAGAGGCATTAAAAAATACGTTTATGGTAACCGTGGCGTCGTTTATGGAATGATAAACAGTAATCAGGCACCTTTACCTGGAACTGGATTGTTTGATTTTTCTAATTCGCTTTCTTATAGACTACAACCTTATAGAGAAAAAGCAGGAAATTGTAAAGCTGCAAAACATGCATGTTATGAAGAGAGAATCTATGACACGTTGACGCCAAACCCAATGGCATGTTTTAAATTAAATGGGGCTAGCGTTTTTGCAATTAAAGCTGGTAATCCAAATATTAGCCCAGGAGAATCTAGGGTCTATTCTGGCGTTGAAACGATGGAAAACGCGTTTATCATGTTCGACAATTACGTTCCTCCTGAGAGCTCCGCAGACAATTTAAACAATTCTTCAACGACGATAAGTAGAAAAATAATAAATCCAGGAGTAGACAAATATTGGACAAAATCTTTTCCATTTGAACCGAGATATTCATCAGTTAAAAGAGAAAAGCAACAAAATTTTAACAATATTGAAACTAATCTTATCGCTTCTTTTTATTATGACACAGGTGCAAACATAACTGCAAGTTTTTATAATTCTCCAATAAGAGTGAAAAGAAGCGGATTGATAGTTGGAACAGTAGGTCATCTTGAAACTTCAAGACACAATAGAATTTCTGGTTCCTATTCGCCTCCATTGAGCGGAAATTTTTATCATCGTTGGGCAGTTGACGTCAATCTATCGAAAAAAATACCCGAAGGTGTTGCACCTTATAACAACGTGTGGACGTCAACTGGTTCTTGTGGATCAGCAGACATGATGAAAGTTTTATTTGGTTTCGGAGATGCAAACACGGTGTTTTATGACAACCAATTAACATCTTCTACAGATCCAACTGGGTATGCAAGAAGAGGAACGAACAATTGGCCAGAATTTAGGTTAACAAATAAAACAGGCGGTGGGGCATTTAACACATATTATGGATATGAAGTAGCTTCAGGAAGTCTTTGGTGCGTTTCCCCCATCATAAGAGGATGGAAATACGGTCTTCACAACGGGTTACCGGACTTTTCTTCAGCATATTTTAGACAAGGAAAATACGGACAGTTTAGGGACATGCTAGAACAACGTTCATACACAAAGTTTGTTAATGGAAATGAAGAAATATTAACAAGAATTAATTCAGATCAAGGTCCTATAACTGTTAAGTTTTTAGATACAAACGAAAATCTTGTTGATCCGTTGAATACACAGTCACAAAATTTAAGCATATTTGCTACATCATCATTACCTTATTTTGACCTTCAACAGCGTAATCGTCCTTCTGATACGCCTTTAACTAATCTTTCATTAATTAACTTTAGTCTAGACGCCGCAGGAAACGTAACGATCTAATATGTCTGTAACAAAAAAAAAGATAGATGAGTCTGCGTTCATCATTGCAAAAGACAATATAACAAATAATGTCCAAACCGTTGTTGTACCTTCCGGTTTGCAAGTTGGATTAAAAAATGCGCCCGCTGATCTAACTTTAACAGGAAAATTTTCAACATCTGAAAAAGACTATGCTACAAACCCTTCGAACAACTGGAATCTTACCATAGAAGATCACGTTACTATCGCATCAATATCTACAACGTATTCTTCGTCATCAATGCCCTCTACAGGATATTCTACAATAAATCTTCCTAAAAATCCTAGAGTAGGCCAACTTGTAATTATCAAAGATTTTTCTGGTGCTGCTAGCGTAATACCATTAAGGGTATTTGATTCATCATCAAAGACTATTGATGGTACAAACTACGCACAAATATCCTCAGACTATGGGGCATTACAATTTTTTTGGCAAGGGAACAATTGGATCTCGGTAAATTCGTCTTCGGTCGGCGGCGGCGGGGCCCAAGGATATCAAGGCCCACAAGGATATCAAGGTCCACAAGGGTATCAGGGTCCACAAGGGTATCAGGGATACCAAGGTTCTGGGTTTAATTCAATTTCATCCCCTGCCAATAATAGGGTATTAACATCTGACGGTACGTCTAACTCTGCCGTCGCTGAAACCAACTTAACATTTGATGGAACTTCTTTAACAGTGACGGGAGGATCGACTTCTGTAACTGACTCGATACTGGGAAATGCAGCAGTGGGATCATGGCCATATTATGAAAGCACCGACTCAACTGCCTTTGCGATGTTTGGTCACAAAGATCTAAATCAAGGTGCAGTCGGTAATTACGCATTGATCCAAGGTTCAGATGGAACGACTTATATCAATGCGCCAACGAATAAGTCAATATCCTTCAGATCAAACGCGACTGAATTAGCTTACTTTTATTATAGCTCTCTATTCAGCTCCACACAAATATCACTTCAAGGAATACCTTCATTCAACAACACGGTATCCATAGGAAGTTCATGGGGTGGAAGCTCAACTTCTCTATACGGTGGCACCGGCGGAATAACCCTTTCATCGTCAACAGGAAACACGGTAATAACCGGTTCAACTAGTACAACTGCAGAAGCTGTAATAGGAACTGTAGAAATCGGAGAACTTCCATACACGAGAACTTCATTTCCAAACTATTTTGCGATGTTTGGACATAAAACCCTAGATCACAGTGTCAGTGGAAATTATGCTGTTCTTCAGTCCTACAATGGCGATTCATTTCTCAATTCGCCTACCACGATATACCTGCAAAATGCAGGGAATCTTATTGGATATCTTGACAATAATAACATATCTCTAACAGGTCAAACTAACACTTCTGTTGCAACTGAAATTGGAAGTGTCTACGGTCTGTCTTCCACAACCATCAAAGGCGGATTATTTGGTCTAATCCTAACGGGTTCGGGAACGACAATTACGATCACGGGATCAACAACGTCTCAAGCAGATGTCTATATTGGGTCAGCAGAGGTTGGAACGCATCCTTTCTGGGGTAGAAACTATGCCATGTTCAGTCACAAGGACATGGATAATAGTGCCGATGGTAATTCTGCATTGATACAAGCTTACGATGGTGACACCTTCTTAGGAGCAAAATCTACAAAATCAATCTTTATAAAGAACGGTACTTCATTTATAGGGAAATTTGATAATGATAATATAGAGCTCACCGGTGATACTTCAACATCAACTGCGACTATATTAGGAAATTCTTATGGTCTATCTTACACCAACATTTATGGTGGACTATTTGGAATAACACTGTCTGGATCTGCAACAACAACTATAACCGGTTCTTCTTCTGGAAATGCCGATGCTTACATCGGTTCTGCAGAGATAGGAGTCCATCCTTTCTGGGGCAGAAACTACGCAATGTTCGGTCACAAGGATCTAAACAATTCTTCCGACGGAAACGCTGCGTTGATTCAATCAAACGTTGGAGATACGTTCTTAGGCGCTGTAAATAACAACTATCTATATTTTAAGAATGGAACAAGATCGCTAGGTTATTTTCAATATAGCACATTCTTTGGAAAAACTATTTTTTCTTTAGACGGTGCAGCAGGATCTCCAACAGCTGTCACTATTGGAAATTCAGAAAGTTCTTCTAATTTAACTCTTAACGCAGGTTCTGGAAGCATTGATATCGGGTCAACACCCCAGTCAAGATCTACAAACATAGCCACAGGTGCTGCCGTACAGACAGTCACATTGGGTAGTTCTAATTCTTCTTCTACGTTGACATTAGACGCAGGATCCGGGGGGGTAAATATTGGTACAAATCCTGGAGGATCCAGCAAGACCATCAACATTGGTACCACGGCTGGAATAAATACAGACGTCAATGTTGGCAGCGAGTACTTGGCCTCAAAAACCGTCATAAAAGCGGGCGGCCCTTTTCTAAGTCTAGGTGGAATGTATTTAACAGGTTCTACTGTGACAACATACACAGTCGGCGGAGAGACAGGAACCGGAACTATCAATATAGGAAGATCTACAGCGTCTAATACGATTAACGTAGGTGCAGCTGGAAACAACACATCAAACACCCAGACAATAAATATAGGAAGCGGAACTGGAAAGTCTGTCGTTACAATTGGATCTCAATCTGGGGTCTCTTCTTTAACGCTCGACGCGGGTGGCGGAAACATAGACATCGGAACGTCCGCTACAGCCAGATCAATTAACATAGGTACCGGCGCTGCAAACCAAACAATTTCTATAGGAAATAATTCCACAGCAAATCAAGTCACGATTTATGGTGGAACTCCCTTCGTCGGCGTTGGAGGTATATATTTAACTGGCTCTGCTGGGACACCATATATCATCGGTGGAGAGACAGGAACCGGAACGATATCTTTAGGTCGTTCTACTGCTTCTAATACGATTAATATTGGAAATGGAACAACAGCGTCAGGAAATACTCAAACAATTAATATCGCTTCTTCAGCATCTGGTACTGGGCTTGCGGCGATAACAATCGGAAATACAAATGGAGCCTCTTCTTTGGCTCTAAAGGCCGGAACTGGTGACATTACTATGTCAGGCATAGTAAAAAATTCAAGTCAACCAGGGTTTCTTACATCATTAAGCACTTCTCAATTAAATTTTGCAACTAGCTCCGATGTAACTGTTCTATTTGATTCAGAAATATTCGATAATGCTAGCAATTTTGACACAGGAACTTATACTTTTACAGCACCAGAGACTGGTAAGTATCTTTTTAATGTTGCAGTTAGAATAGACAATATTGATACCGCAGCTGATTATTACACATTGTACTTGATAACGTCGAATCGAAATTACAGGCTTGCAATAATAGACCCAGGACAATTTGCTGCAGATCTTGTTTATTGGTACCTGAACGGGTCAGTTATTGCTGACATGGATGCCAGCGATACAGCATACATTGCAATAAGACAACAAGCTGGAACTTCTCAAACGGATATAATCAGCACCACAACAAACTCATTTTTTAGTGGATGGATGTTGGGATAAAGGAGATTTTACGTGAATATACAAGTTGAAATAAGCGATCTAGATGAAAAAGTGTTACAACATGATTTGCTTGAAGTCCAACGCTGGATTCAAGATGCTGTGAATGGAAAAATCAATAACGTAAAGAAAAGGTTGTTAAAAGAGGCACAAGAAAAATTATTTTCAGATCCTGAAATAGATTCAATTCCAGCCACAGAAGAAGGTCTTTTAACTCTTTATTTTTCTAGACCTTACTATAAAAATAGAGAAGAAAAAGAAATTGAAAGCGGTTCAACACAGATCTAAGTTTTCATCCTGTCGAAGCATGTCTTCTAACGTTAGGTTGTCAGGAAACAGTTCATTAAAGTTAAACTGTTCATCTTTTCTACCCAAGACCTTCACTCTCATTCCATTTCTTCTATGATTCACAAAACGTAGGTGATCATTGAACATCCATCCAAAATGAATTGACACCATAGAATCAGGTTCATCGGCCGGGCTCAATCTACCGGCCTTGACCAACCTCACACAGTTTATTCTAATTGTGTCAAATCCTTCATCATGAAAATTTTGGCACCCATTCCACTCTGCTTCAATCCACTCATCTGGATTTAAAGAAACTATCTCTATTTCCGGGTGATACTTTAAAATTGATGAAACACTTTGGCTCTTCTTGTTCGGTTTAAAGGTCCTCGTTGCCAACAAATACAACGTCTCGGCATCAGGTGCCAAGTAAAATAACCGCTGCTTGGCCTTCGGGGCCAAAGTGACCTTACACTTTTTCATCTACACAAACCACTCAATAACATTTATAAACCAATTTTCCCAACAGTTTAAAGGGTTTGTCACATCATAGCGGTTTTAGGCTATGAATTAATCTATTAATCACATCAGGCTCATCTGGTCCCAGCGCGATACATGTGACATCAGGATTCTCAGAACCGTTAGGAACGAACACAGGATATGCCTCTATTCCCATGATCTCTGCGCGAAACAAAATCTCATCCAGTTGATCTCTGTTATTGACACCAAGAATATCCTGCGAAAACGATCCTGTCAACCATGCCTGCTCTTCGCTAGACAGGCTCACCAACAATTGGTTTCCTCTCTCTGCTTCATTATTCTCTATAATGAATTTCAAAGATGCCCTAGCAACTGTTGAGGCCAAATCCCTCTTATTGAGGTTCAAATCTTTTCTGATGATGATCGCTTGTTTTAATTCTGACATGACACAACTCCAATGTGATCAAGTTTCGTTACTGTCGTCTTCTCGTACCTGTTTCCTCACCTCCTCCAATATTTTCCCCAACCAATTTTCTCCAACACCACCAGTCATACCAAAAAATCTATCATTCCATCGATTTTCGTTTATAAGCTCGAGGTCTTGTGTTTCCAACAACTGACACCTGAGGAACGGATTCTCGAATTTTTCGCGGATCAACTTCCTCATGATCTCAACCTTGACTTCGCTCCAATCGTCTCTTAAAGTAAGAGATCTACCCATTTTTTTTGCGTCCCAAGGAGAACGAGATTTTTTTATTAGTTCTCTCGTTTCTTGATTCAACGTCTTTGAGGCCTGATACGCATGCTCTACAGTGGGATATAACTTGCCTTCAAATGATATCGTAGAAGGATGAAAATTTGACAAGAACTCGGTCCCATTTTTTTTATTAAATCCGACCAATTTTCCACCCAAGACATTTTGGTGAATATTTTTAGCACCATCCGAAGCATCGGATAGGCCTTTAAACAACATCCCCCAATAGAGCTCTACGGTCTTCATGGCCCAGCTATCAAACCTACTTTATTAAGTAGGCTTTAGGTCAATCATACCAATCATGAAACCTGATAATTTAAAAAACAAAAATCAAAGGATAAAATTAACTGGAACAGGATATAATCTTACCTGATAAATAGTACAATCACTCGGACCGCCTTCAAAAATGTCGTCACAAGATAAAAACAGGTATAGAAAGACTTATTCTTTTTTCAGAGAGCAACCAGTATTTGCTTCCGGCGGCGGTGGAGGTGGCGGGGGAGGCGGTGTTTGTTGCGACCAATTCTGGTACTCTACAATTTCAGACTCGATTTATACCACTGGATCAGTTCTTTTCAGGGGAGAATCCACATTATTAGATTCATCTTATGATATCGGGGATGATGTTTTTTTCTATGTCTCCGGAACGATTGGTCTTTCAGGTCTTGCTTCAGACATTGGTGTCTTTGGTGGAGATCTACTCGTAAGCGGAACGCTTTTTTCGTTAACCGGTCTTACGGGTTCTCTGACTCAATTAGTTGACGGAACGTCATATCTCATAGCCGGAGCAAACATATCAATTGTTACTTCGTCTAATGGTTCGGTTACAATATCTTCCTCTGCGACGACCGCCGCGGCAGGAAATGACACTGAAATTCAGTATAACAACTCCGGAATGTTTGGAGCATCTCCAAATTTCAGTTTTAATTCGATGTCAAATGTTATGTCATTGACAGGATCATTTGGAATGAAAGGTGACATAATTCCAGATGAAGACACAACCTATACGCTTGGAACATCAGAGAAACGTTGGGGTCACATCTATACCGGTGACTTACATCTAAGAAATGACCGTGGAGACTGGACCATCATCGAAGAAGTTGACTACCTGTGCGTTGTAAACAACAAAACAGGAAAAAAATATAAAATGATGCTAGAACATATTGATTAATATCAATCACGAATAATTACTTCTGTCGTTTAACACTTTCACAGGAGTAAATCATCATGGCTTTAGTCGGTCACATATCAGGAAGTACACAATCCAATTCAGTGATTGGTATTTCAGGTTCAGTAATAGTTGCAAATCGTCCTCAATCTTTGTTCCCGGCAATGCCTGGAACGGACGTTAAGTTTTTCGTTTCTGGTTCATCTACGACACCATCTTCTGACGTCGCGTTGTTTGGTGGCGATCTAATGGCTTCAGGTTCCTTCAACCTCAAGTCAGGTACAGGCGGCGCATCACAGTTCTCAGTAAGTTCAACAGGAATGTTAATTAATACTGTTGCTGGAGCAAATACCGTTCAAATTGCTGCTTCAACAGGTAACATCACCACATCCGGTGACGTTGCTGTCAACGGCGGTGATGTTACAACAACATCAGCCTCTGCGACATTATTCAACTCTAACGCGACTGCTGTTGCTATAGCATCAGCAGGTACTTCGGTTTCTATTGGATCTGCGGCCGGGACAGGAACCACCACGGTTAACAACAACCTTGCTGTTTCAAAAAATGTAACTGTCACAGGAGATCTAACAGTCAATGGTGCGATGACCACCGTCAACACGACGAACCTCGAAGTAAAAGATTCAGTCATCGGTCTAGGATTCGCTTCTGGAACAATTGCCCAGACAGCAGGTGATCGTGGTTGGATCGGCGGTCAGGCCGGTACAAACAATGTGATGAGCAAGTGGGATAACACTGCTTCAGAGTTCGTTCTCGCTCGTACAACGTCGTCTGCAACAGGAAGCTTTGGAATCGCGTCCTATTCTAATCTTCATGCGGCAAACATCCAGGGTTCTATCATTTCCGCAAGCCTTGGTTTCTCTGGTTCTCATACCAAATTAATAGATGGTACCTCTGCGTTCGTCGGAGGAACTGGAGTTTCAATAACTTCACAATCTAACGGTGCAGTCACAATATCAACAACGGGCGCTTCAACAGTAGCTGGGTCTGATACATGGGTTCAATACAATAATGCAGGGGCCTTCGGCGCTGATGCAGATTTCATATTCAGCAATGCTTCCAAACTTTTAAGAGTTTCTGGATCTTTTAGCCAAGGTGATGCCAACGCTGCATTCGGAACATTCTCTCATGCTGAAGGACGAGGATCATTTGCATGGTCTGCTTATTCTCACGCTGAAGGTGTTCAATGTTCAACCTACGCATCGGGTTCCCATGCGGAAGGATATTCTTCCTTTACGTACGGAGAGGGTGCCCATGCAGAAGGATATCAAACTGAAGCATCAGGAACTTACTCACATACAGAAGGACAAGGTACCATTGCCTCAGGATCTTACCAGACCGTTATTGGAAAATATAATCTACGTGGAAACACAGATTCATTATTCGTCATCGGTAACGGCTTCGGTGACGCTGACGTCTTTCGAAACGATGTTTTCAGAGTAAAGGGCGATGCGAACACCGCTAGAGCAGAAGTAACCGGATCATTTGCATCAACGCTTGGATTATCTGGTTCTCATACAAAATTAGTTGATGGTACATCAGCGTTCATCGCAGGAACAGGCATCTCAATAGCATCTTCTTCAAATGGAGCGGTCACAATCTCAACTGCTGGCGGTGTAGGTGATGTAACTGGGCCTGGATCTTCTACACAATACGCGGTTGCTCTATTCAACGATACAACTGGTAAGGTAATCAGAAACTCTTCATTAACAACAGACGGAGCTGGTTCATTGTGGATTTCTGGAACCCTTGGGATTTCTGGTTCAACAACGTTCGGAGCTTCTGCGGTTCCTTCTGCTGACATGGTATATAACCTTGGTTCACCATCTCTAAGATGGGCAAACGTATACACCGGTGACTTACACCTCAGAAACGACCGCGGTGACTATACCCTCATCGAGGAAGAAGACTTCTTAACGGTTCGTTTCAACAAGTCTGGTAAGAGATACAAGTTCTTGCTCGAGAGAGTACCAGAGCTTGATGAGGATCCAATCCTCAACTTCAAGTGATTGATATAATTTTCATGTGAAAGGCAAGGGGGTGATCATTGATGATCACCCCCTTTTTATTTAAGCACGATTTGTATACGGATGAATAAATAATTAAGGTTTAACAAGAATCAAAAACTATGGCCCTAGTAACGAACAACATATCAGGATCTGCAAGTAACTCTTCTAAGATAGGAATCACAGGAAGCGTTATCATCGGTAATGCACCAGATGCTAGGTTCCCAACGCCCGGTACAGACACGGTGTTCTTCGTTTCAGGATCAGATGCATCAAGGGCAGTCTTCGGCGGAACGGCCGTGGTCTCAGGCTCTCTGATCACTGATGGCAACGTTCAATTAGGGGACTCTAGCAATGATACACTCACCATCAATGCCTCGACAGTATCAATTCCAAATAATCTAAACTTCGATAGCAACACATTCTATATTGATTCTGTCAACAACCGTATCGGCATCGGTAAAGTTCCAAATGTTACTTTCGATGTCTCGGGAACCCTTAGCACAAACGGATCCGACAAACCTTCAACGATCTTCAATGGTGATACGTTCGTCTCCGGTGCATTCGGTGTCTCAGACTATATTCAGATGAAGCCGGTCGGAACAGTTAGAATTCCGACGAATACCACTGCCTCATACATCTATACCTCCGGGTCAACAAACGATATTTACTTCACTCAATATGCTCCCGGAACGGCATTTACCAATACAACCAGACTTAGATGGTTAGAGTCGATGTTGTCGACTGGGATTCTAGACGGTGGAGTTTTATCCACCGCGCCCGGATCAACGACATTTTCGATCACATCAGGTTCTGCGCTCATCGTAGCGCCCAACGCATCTCTCGTAAGAGACCCATACCCTACGATCAACTTAGTCACCTGGTCGAACATAGTCAGCCAGTCATTAACTTATGTGACTTCCTCGCAGATAACATACGTCGGAATAAATCCAACCGGCGGGTTGATCCAAAGAATTACTCCGTTTAATAACGGAGAATACCTAGACTACGTCGCGGTCGGCAGAATTCTTCACCAGTCTGGTTCTGTAACAAATGCTGCGGTAACAAATCCAGTCACGGCTTACGGAGTAAGTCAACAGCATAGTCATTTCGTAAGGGCTTTCGGTCCCCTGAAGATCTCTGGTCACGTCTTATCCTACAGCGGATCTACTCTCGGTCTGACCAAGACAGCCGGCGATTCATACGCAGAAGGTAGAAACTACAGAACAGATCCTGATGATCCAAACTATGTCGCTGCGGTAACAGACAC